CCTGCTGTGTCAGTTTCTAACTTTAAAGAAAGGGTGGCAGAAATAAAAGAAAAAGGTTATAACAATATAATGACTCACACTAATGGGGATGAAGATTTTGATTTAGCATTAGAAATATTTAAAGAAGTTAAAAAATTAAAAAATCAAACACTGTCTTGACTTTTATCAAGATTTTTGCTATACTAAATATATGGCTCATATAATAGTCTGTCCAATATGTAAAAAGGAGATAGAGTCTAGGTCTAGCATGTCATCACAAACTTTAATAAACCACATGAGGGAGCATAAATGAATAAGAATTTTATTAAAAAAGAAAAAACTAATAACCTAATATTAAGATTTATAGGAAATGTTTGTGGATCAATATTTACTTTTTTTCTTATTAGGGAGATTAAGGCTGAGAATAAAAATCATATTATAAGAGCAAAAATGTTTGCTAAAGTATGTAATCCTTTTGGCAAAGCACAAAACAAATGGGCTACTTACTATATTTGAAATGATCTGATATACTAATAAAATGAACACAATACAGACTATTTTGCTTGGCTTTGCTATTGCTTCTGGCTTATATTATATATTAATAAAAATAATGGATGTAAAGTAAAATTATGACAATACATTGTGAAGAATGTGGAACTAAATTAAATAGTGGAGAATGTACATTTTGTTATAGCACATATTTAAAATATATAAAAAATAATAATTCAAATGCATTAAAAGAATTTGAGGAAGAAGATGAGTAATTGGACTGAAGAATTATCAGATGAACATAAAGAACAAATTTGGCATTTTATTGTAGAAACTGTTAAAGAAATTCGTGAACAAATTGCTCAGGACATTGAAGGTACCAATGACCTATGGAAGGCTAAGGGTCTTAACAAGTCTCGTCGCACTTCTAAAGCATTTCAAATATCTGCAGCCATAGCAAGGGGACAAAATGAAATTTAGTGATTTTATTAAGAATATTTTAATTTCTGTTGTTATAATTTTTATTGCAGCAATATTTTTTAGCACTAAGGATTAATTATGAATGCAGAAGAAATAATCCAAACCATAAAAGATCAGTATTACCTTTGTCCTAACATAGATGAAGATGTTTGTTATACTTGGTGGAAGCATGAAGGGTGTGAAGCATTACGATCACTTCTTTATACCGTCACAAAAGATCCAAGGTATGTTGAACCATTAAGTAAGTTAAGACCAAATGTAAAAGAATCTATTGAAGAAATGCTTAATGATCCAGAGCACCATGCATTGATGGAACGCTTAAAATATATGGAGGATAATGGAATTTAATTTAAAAACCAGCATATTAGATACATTAGAGTATTCTAAAAAATTAATTATTTCTCCTGACATCGATGGATTTATGACCGCTAAGTTAATCAATCGATACAATGGATCAGTTGTTGTTGGGGCATACGATAAAAACATTTTAACTATTGCTAATGGAATTAATCCAGAAGACTGTCTTTTTGTAGATTGTGATATGAATACGCCAGAGTTTGTTTCTATTGGCAATCATATGCGATTGCTTTCTGACAACATTTCTATTAATTCTTTTAATCCAAATTTACATTTTGAAGTAACAAAATATACAGATAAATTTCCTTATGCTACTTGTTTTTTAATAACATTTGCGACTGGTGTATCTACATCTGATCTTGATAAAAATTTTATGGCTTACGCAGATTCCACATACAAGAATTTAATAAATTATGAAAGAAATATGAAGAGTTGGTCTACAAGAATATATCACAATGAAGTAGAAAGAGTGTTAAATCCAAAGCCTTCTGATCACAACGAAAGACTATGGATAGAAAAAACATATCCAAAACAATCATTTCTTTCAAAACAATTTGGCAAAACTAGGTATATACAAGCATTAAATAATTCATTAGAGTCAGAAAAAATAAAACATTTGCCAATTATGCATGGTAAAAAATATAAAACAGGTTTAGTAGATAGGAATACTGTGACACGATATAACAAAGATATGATCTCATATGCAGAAATATACTCTGGAGAATATTCTGTTACATATAATCAAATAGCCGATTGGGAATAAGTATTAATTTTCATAGATAGTTTTATTTTGAAACATATTACTTAAAACTTTATCAAGTATACCTTTAAAGGCTTGATCTTCCGTTGATAGGTATATAGATTTTTCTGTGATTTCATTAGATCTAGCCAAATGTCTTCGATTTGTATAAACCTTTACGTCATTTGTTTTTGTACCACCAACACTATATATATTTCCATAAATAGATCTCCATAAACAACTTGGATATTTTTTAAGTATTAAACGAAGTTTATCTTTTTCCATGGGCATTGGGGTATGCAACTCATAGTCATATGGTAGTTCTATTCCGTTTTGAATTAGTCTAGAGTTTGTTAATATTAATTTTTTAATGTATAGTGATGATCCAGTTATCTTAACATATCTATCTATCTTATCTAACAATAAACCTCCATGAAAATGCTCAATCTTATCTATTTTTTTAATTATAAAAAAATCATCATTCATTAATATAAAGTCGTTTGGTATTTCGTCAGAGTTACACAGAGCCTGTAAATTATTTAAAGCATTAGTATATTTATTATGATTTTGTTCTACTGGTATATGGTATCCAGAATACCATTTTGGCTTTCCACCTACCAGCCAAACCTTTGCATCTGGAAAACTATTTATGACAGATCTAATAGAGTACCTTAACTCTTCATTATCTCCGTCACGACAAATGTAAACAAAATCCATTAAATACCCCGCTTTATTATAAGTATATCAGAATCTGGTATACTAATATAAAGACAGAATAGGTGGACTCCTTGGCTAATATAGTATTTCTTGGTAACTTTGAAGTGCCTTATAGTAGTGAGAATCATCATGCTAATTCTTTAGAGTCTCTTGGACATACCGTGCAAAAATTGCAAGAAAAAAAAGCGGGTAGTTCTGAGATATTAAATGCAGCACTAAAATCTAATCTATTCATTTGGGTACACACACATAGATGGCAAACTCCAGGATCTAGATCTATGACAGATGTATTAAAACAATTAAAGGCTGCTGGCATACCAACTATGACTTATCACTTGGATTTGTGGTTTGGCATTGAGCGTGAAAAAGATTTAAAGAATGATGATTTTTATACAAGCATAGGTCATTTTTTTGCTACAGATAAGTTAATGTGTGATTGGTTTAATGAAAACACACAGGTTAAAGGACATTTCTTGCCTGCTGGCGTATATGATAAAGAGTGTTATGTACATCAAGATTACGATCCACATAACTTTGAACATGACATAATTTTTGTTGGTAGCAGAGGATATCATCCTGAACATAAATATCGTCCACAATTAATAGATTTTTTACGAAAAACATACGGTAAAAGATTTTTACATGTTGGTGGCGATGGAGACACTGGCACAGTTCGTGGAGATGCTCTTAATCGTATTTATGCAAAAAGCAAGGTAGCAATAGGTGATAGTCTTAACATAAATTTTAACTATCCATACTACACAAGTGATAGATTGTTTGAAAGCACTGGTCGTGGTGGTTTTACTATTTATCCCCGCATTAAAGGTCTTGATGAATATTTTGAAGATGGTAAAGAAATTATATTTTATGAACATGGTAATCTTGAAGACCTTAAACAAAAAATAGATTACTACATCTTAGATGGATTAACTAGAGAAGAGATAAGGTTTGCTGGTCATGAACGAACTAAAAAAGAACACACATATGTCCATCGTTGGGCAACTATCATAAAGGAGTTAGGTCTATGAATTTTATAGAAAGATCAGATATTAAATGGAAGACAGTACCATATTTGCGTCAAGGACAAACAAGAAACTATGATTACAGACTAAAACTAAATGAGCCATTGGCTAATTGGGATGTTTGGGATTATTGGGAAAGTGAAAGAATTTATAGCATGCAGCAACACCTTAAAAAGGGTGATGTATTTTTTGATATTGGAACAGAGGCTGGATGGTGCAACTTAGTTTATGCTGACATTGTTGGACCAGAAAACATGGTACTAATTGAGCCAACTCCTGAGTTTTGGGCAAACATTCATGCCCTATGGTATAAAAATTATTCAGTAGATCCTTTAGGTTGTTATGCTGGACTAATGAGTGATGAAACAACAGACACTCGCAAAGGTAGTAATTTAAATGCTTGGGGAGAAAAACATCTTGGACCGATTATTGATAGAAATAAATATGTATATATTCATGACAACACAGAAAGCATACCAATGATTAAAGTAGATGACTATGTTTCTGAAGTTGGCATTATTCCAAATGTCTTAAATATTGATGTAGAGGGTGCAGAACTTCTTGTATTCAAAGGTGCAGAAAAAACATTACGAGATAATAATTTAAAAATATTTGTATCAATTCATGATGATTTAGGTATTCGTGACTATGACACAACTCCAGAAGATACTATTTCATATTTACAATCTTTTGGTTATGTTGGAGAGTTTTTAGCAAAAAATCATGAAGCACATTGGTATTTTGAGAAAAAGTAATAAATGATAAAGGCATACTTGTATTCTTTTAATGAAGAAGATTGTGCTGCGGATAAATGGGACTACGGCTTATTAAAAGAAATATTTGATAAATACGAAATTGAACAAATAAAAGTAAACTCATTACCTAATACTGATAGAGCATTTGTCGTAATTCCTGGACCTCAAAATCTTGGTTATGAAGAACACATTAATAAAGAATTACAAAAAATAAAAAGAGTAGTTTTATTTTTTACAGGGGATGAAGAAGTTAGATTTAAATTAGATAAAATTAATCATCCTAACATAGAGATATGGCTTCAGACTCCACACAAACAACATCAAAATTATAACAAATTGCCACTTGGAGTTCCACAACATTTTAAAAAATTTTTACCAGAGTACGGACCTAAAAAATATAATGTATATTTTGGTGGACAAATTACGCATTCAAGAAGAAAGGAATTGGCTAAGGCTATGCAAACAATACCCAATGCCCTGTTTAAGCCAACAGAAGGGTTTGCACAAGGTGATCATCCAAAAGACTACTATAGTAACCTAGCCAGTACAAAGATTGCTCCAGCACCATCTGGTGCGGTTGTAATAGATTCTTTTAGATTTTATGAAGCAATAGAAATGTTATGCTTTCCAGTAGCGGATTCCCTTGATCCAAAAGGTAATTCTATAAAATACTATGATTTTATTTATGATGATATAACTCCAATAAAAACGGTAGACAATTGGTTTTTATTAAAAAACTTAATCCCACAAATATTAGACAACTATCCTAATAATATGCATAAGGTTGTTTGTTGGTGGATTAAATATAAAAGAGATTTAGGAATTAAGATTATGAGGCAAGTCAATGCATAGTAGAGATGTAACAATTATAATTCCAACTTCGATTCTTCCAAGTCATCCAAGCACATCAATAATTGATGAAACAATCAAATCTATACGCTACCACTTTCCAAATAATGAAATTATTTTACAGATAGATGGCTTGCGTGAAGAAAGAATAAATCGTAAATCAGACTATGATGAATATAAAAACAGGGTTTTGTGGAAGTCTATGCATAAATGGAAAAATGTTTTACCAATAATTTTTGATAAACATAGTCATCAAACTACAATGATGAAAGAAACAATTAACCTTATAGACACCTCTGTTTTACTTTATGTTGAAGGAGATGCACCATTAACTGTAGATTACGAGATTGATTGGCAAAAGTGTTTAGATATGTTAGAATACAACAAGGCTAATACAATACGTTTTCATTTTGAAGCAGAGATTCCAGAGCCACACCAACATTTAATGTTTGGAATAGAAAATGGTTTTATGAAAACTGCACAATGGAGTCAAAGACCACATTTGAGTACAGTTAAATATTATAGAGATATTGTTTTACCATTTTCTAATGAACAAACTTTTATTGAAGATAGGTTTCATGGTAAAATTCAAGATGATGTTTTACCATATGATAGTTTTGATCAAGAGGGTTGGGACCAACACAAACTTTGGATTTATCATCCAGAAGGAAACATTAAAAGATCTTATCATTTAGATGGTCGTGATGGTACTAAAAAATTTACAAAGGATGATGATGTTTGGGGATATAAAGAATGAGATTAGGAGTTATTGCAAGATCTGATAATACTGGACTTGGTAATCAAACCAAGGAACTTGTAAAAATGTTAAATCCAGACAAGATTCTTTTAGTTGACTCTACATCTTTTAATAATAACAGGCAACATCCAGACTGGTATAAACAATATGATGTAATAAAAACAATTAAGGGTATGCCTAGGACAAAAGAAATTTTAGCATTTTTAGAAAATATAGATGTTGTTATAAGTTGTGAAACATTTTACCATTTAGACTTTGTGGATATAGCAAGAAAAAGAAATATAAAAACAATATTGCAATATAACTATGAACTATTTGGAAATTTAGTTCATCCAGAGTGGCCGTTACCAGATGTATTATTATCACCAAGCAGTTGGAATATAGATGTTGTTAAAGAAAAGTTTGGATCAAAATGCAAGGTATATCATATACCACCACCAACAGATACATCATTGTTTAATGCTGCAAGAGAAAATAACCTATCAAAAACCCATAAACGAATACTTCATGTTGCTGGTAAAAAAGCAGCCAAAGATAGAAATGGAACTAACACCGTAGTAGAAATGCTTAAACATTCTAGTGCAGATTATGAACTTGTAATAGCAACACAAACCCCTCTAGACTTTATAACTAAAGATAGCCGTTTAAAAATAAACAAAGATAATATTAGAAATAGAGAAGATCTGTATAATGACTATGATGCTATGGTTCTTCCTAGGCGTTATGCTGGTCTTTGTTTACCTATGAATGAGGCTTTAATTTCTGGTCTACCCGTTTTTATGACAGACATATTACCTAATAATCAAATACTTCCACACAACTGGTTAGTAAGTTCAAATAAAATTGGTGAGTTTAAGACTAAATCAATGGTAGATGTATATGAGGCTAACCAAGAAGAATTAGCAAAATCTATTGATAATTATTTTAATAATATAAATATATATGATAGCAAACAGAAGGCTATAGAAATTGGATTTAATAATTTTTCAGTTGAAGTATTAAAAGATAAATGGTTAAAAGTTATAAATGAATAAACAGAAAAGCCAGCCTATTTCTAGACTGGCTATCTGATAAAAGATAAACTACTTTACAGCGAAGCGACCTCCGCCACCCTTTTTTGCAGTTTTCTTTGCTGGTGCTTTTGCAGATTTAAGAGCCTTTGCCACTTCGGCAGTATCAGGCAAAATGCCAAACGCCTTATCTGCAGGATTGAGTGCTCTTAATGCAACTGGTGCAATGGCAGCAACTAATGCAGCCCATAGATCTTTTGGATCTGTTACGCCAGCCATGTAAAGTGCAATTGTTGCACCAAGAACAGATCGTCCATATGATGCTAGCATTGCTTTTGTCTTATCATTTAGTAAGTTATTCATTATTCCTCCTAGGATATAATTCGTGTTAGTGTTGTGAAGCCAATCCATAAACCAATAATTCCTGCGACTCCCGCAAAAACTGGTGGTGCTGGTACTGGCAATTTGAATGCAGCAAACACGACACCGCATCCAAAACCTGTTATTGTTGAAAGTAAAATCTCTTTCATGTATTTGTTTTTACTTGTTTTAATTGTGAATAATTTTTTACATAATCCATAATTACTGTATATTCTCTAGCAGGCCAAGAATTTATAAGTAATTGTTTTATACCTTTTTCTTCAAGATTTTTTATAAAAATATTAAATTCCTCATATGTAAAAAATTCAACATCTGAAACTGCTACCTTTGTTTTTTCTCCTTCACGCCAAACTGGACGCTCTCCATAATAATCTGGCAACTCTTCTAACTGTTTTCTATTTTTTCTAAGAATTGGAGTTATTGCTAACATAACTTTACTATAATCTAATTTTAAATTTTCTTTTAATATTTTATTTCGGTTACTAATTTTCATACCACAACAATTACAAATTGTAGGATCTATTGTCCAATATCCATTTTTATAATCTTTATAGGGTAAAATTATTTTATTGTTATATTTATTTACTGTTTCTTCAATATATTTATTTGTTGTTGATACATAAAAGTCTAATGGGTGTGAATTATTTTGATTTCCTGGCATTGTATTTAAAACATCTACATATTTAATAAGATATTTAGATCTATCTACTTTATTTGAAAGATCATAAATTTCTCCTATAATTCCACCAAAATTTTTTTCATGATCTTTTACATATCCAGAAATAAGATTTATTTGTATCCTATTCCCCATAATTAAATTCATACTTTGATTAATCATACAAAGATATTGAGGAGAAATAGTATAGGGCCTAATCGCAACTAAATATTTAATTTTTTCATCAGTGCTTAATTGTTGTACTATTCTTGTAAATATATCTCCCTGTGTCGCATCATATGTAAACATTACACCATCAAAATTTGAATTTTTTATTTCATCTAAAATTCCTGGAAAAAAATTTCCACCAAAATAATAAAATTCCATTATGTATTATTTATTTCTGATTCATTTGGTAAAAACTTTTTTAAATCTTGATATGCAATAGATATTTTTTTCATACTATCATGTAGTGGATGACCTTCAGATAAAGTGCTAAATTCTGAAAAATAATTAATACTTGGATCAACTTCTTTAACAAACTTGGTTAAACCGTTTTGAACATCTTCAATGTATGTAAAAGCCCAGTCACGAGAATCTGATAAAAATTTTATAAAATTTTCTCTATGTATGTCGTTGTTAGTTAATTCTTGGTTTGCTTTAATAGATTCAGCATGTTGATTAAGTTTAAAATTTTCTAAAAATAATTGAGCAGAAGTTAAACTAAGTTTGTTTAATTTGGATAACATTGTTAAATACGATATGGCAAAAGAAACAGACAAAACTATAAAAAATATTAAAATAACATCTTTCATTATTTAATAGCCTCCCTAGTAATCATTACGATTGCTCCATTGCTTTCTAAAGCCTTTTTTACTCTTACCATATATTCTACAGCATGTCGCTTCTCTGTGTCAAATAAACGCATAAACATAGCCTCATTAGCCTTAATGGTTATAAAATGATCGTTGTCAATAATGTCTACCTTAAAATTTTTAGGTGCTGGAATAGAATGAAATGCCATTTTCATTTTATCTGTATACATTATTTTCTCCCCCATTGTATGTAGTTCCATCCACGCTCATGTGCGTAGTATAGAATAAAGTTAATTGTATTTGTCAATACCGTGACTTGCAGCGCCTCAACCTCTTCACCAGTAATCCAATAAGCAGACACGAAAGTTGTAAGTAGTGCAACTACTCTCCAAGTTAAAGACTTAATTAATGATCTTGATTTAGAAACTATCATAGTAGTAGGTCTGGTGCCTTTGAGGTAATGATTTCAGCACGAGTTCCGTGCCAATAAATTTTTCCATCGCAGGCCATATTCATTTTTTGATCATCATCTACAACACTTGCTTCTCCATAGATATAGCCTCGTATTTCAATATGACTAGCAAGCATCTCTTCACCATCAGCAATAATTCTCCACTTCAAAGGCCCGCCATTATTTTTTGTATTGTATCTTACCTGAAAGTGCTGTGTTGGTTTAAAAAACCATTGCTTAAACTTGTCTATCATATGCCCATCTCCTTACGCTTTTGCGTAGCAGAAATAGCGTGAATGTCTGCCCCTAAATCTACCTGCTCAATCTTGTAGCCTACATCACGACCATAAACAATGTTGGTAATGTTGGGTAGTCTTAATACTAATGCGCCATCCATAAATTCATCCTTGGCAATATACTCTTTTACCTGGTCAAACTTAAGTGGATCTTTCTCGCTTGTGTTGTAGGTATTACGAACTCCCAGCAGCACTTGGTCTGTTCTCTTCCCCGCTTCTTTGTAAAGGGCGTGGTGGCCTTCGTGCCAAGGCTGATACCTACCTAGCATAAGGGTTGTAGGTGCAGACCAGTCATGTAGGCCAAACTTTTCAATAATACTAGATGCTTTTTCTTCAGCATTTCGTTCGTGATTAGTAAAATAAAAATCGGCTTCTTTTGGACGCTCAAACATTTTATTTGTATCTTCAAAACGGCCCTCAGCAATTGTGTCCATAAAAATAAAAATATCTGGCTTTCCAAATGTTTTACGAGTTAATTCTGTTG